GAGATCAACCACCACAACTGATGCCTGCCACTCAACAAGCCGACATCGTCTTCGGCCCGTTTCAGGAAGGCTCTTATGAGGAGCTGGGCGGCGCTTCGCCACGCGCTATCAACGTCGTCATCGATCCTAAAGGAGTTGTTAGCAAGCGACCCGGCATTGCTTCCTATGATGTTGCTCCTTCTGGCGTGGTTGATGCTGATGGTATCACGGGGCTGTATGCAGACAACACCGGACAGCTCTTCGCCATCGGCGGAACTCCAGACGCCAGACACATCTACAAGCTCTTCAACGGAGCGGCCGCCGATCTGTCTCTGGCTCCCAACTCTACCCTGCGTGGTCGTCTCCGACCCACCTTCGCCGAGACCGAAGCCTGGCTTGTGATTGCCGGCGGAAGCGACATCCAGAAAGTTGACCTCAACACGCTTCTGAGTAGTCAGCTCGGCGGTAACCCGCCCGTTGCTTCCCACATCGTCGCCAACTCCTCCCGGCTCGCTGCCAACGACATCATCGTTGACAAGACGAAGGTTCGCTTCAGCGGCATCGCTCAAGGCACCGTAGACACGAGCGGCCACGAGCAATGGGACAACACGGGGCTCACCGAGGACGGCGGCTTCTTCACTGCTGAAGCCAGGCCCGATCCCGTCAGAGCGGTTCATGAGAACACGAACGAGGTATTCGTCTGGGGCGTAGACAACGTCCAGATCTTCGCTCCAGACGCTACCAGCATCTTCGCTCCAACCGTTACGCGAGAGGCGGGCACACTCGCCCCTTACTCAATCATCAAGCAGGGGCAAGACTTCTTCTGGCTCGATCAGCACCGCCGAATCGTGTACAGTGATGGTAGGTCCTTTCAGAACCTCGAAGGCCCCATCAAGTCTCAGCTCGACGCACTGAGCACCCCGGAGGATTGCTTTGGCTATCGAGTCTTCACCGGACACGTCGACTGCCTCGTCTGGACGTTTCCCACTGATGGGCGAACCTTTGCCTACCAGATTGGTGGAGGCTGGAGCGAATGGTTCGGGTGGGATGACTCTCAGGCTAACTTCAAGCGGTTCATCGTCAATGCGCATCACCTTCGGCGAGACGGCGGTCTCAACGTTGTGGGTACCACTGACGGACGAATTGGAAAGCTGGCTCTCTCATCGTTTGACGACCGCGGAGAAAAGGTAGTCGCTTACGTAGAGAGCGGCTTCCAGAACCGCGATACCGACACCCTCAAGAAGTGCCATGCGCTGAAGTTCTCGATTAGGCGAGGCACCAACGCAGCCTCATCGCTCGGGCGCATCGAGTGGCGTGACGACACGGGGCCATGGAACGGACCCATCTTCATCGATACGGGTGTCACTGGAGATAACCACTGCGTACGCGAGATCCGTTCGCTCGGTAGCTACCGACGCCGGCAATGGCGATGGACCTTCTCCGATACCGCTCAACTCTCACTCCTCAAAGTAACTGAGGTGTTCTCCATCCTAGGGAACTAGACAAGGAATAGGACCATGGGCAGCTTTCAAGATGGCGCATTCAAGGCCGGGGCCATCATGCAGGATCCGTTCAGTGGAGCGCTTGGTCTTGGCATGATGGGCGACAAGGGGAGGAACTTCCTCGGTGGCCTTCCATTCGTCGGCGGCATGTTCAAGGGTCTCTTCGGCGACCCTGAGCAGGAAGCCATGCAACGAGCGATGGCAGAAGCTCAGCAGCAGATGGCCCAGCAGCGGTCCGGCATGATGGACTCGCGCATGAACGCCATGAACCAGGGCGCGCTTGCCTTCGGTCCGCGCAACCAGATGCTCGGGCAGATGATGGGGCAGAAGGGCCCAGGCGCCCAGGCAATGGACCTCACACCGATGACGCAGAACCCGATGAGCTCTGGGCTTCAGGGTAGCATCCGCCAGGCTGCGTTTGGCAACGCCCCACCGCAAAACGCTCCACCGGGAATGGGTGGTGGTCTCGCGCCTTCGAGTGGTGCGTTCTCTGGCGTCGGTCAACAGAATCCATATCGGAGGTACTAATGGCTCTCGGAGTTCGCGATAAGCCAAAGAACCCGCGGGTTCAATCTCCGCTCGGTGTCCAGCATGACCCGAACGTTGCTCCCGCGAACCTCATGGGCGCCAAGAAGCCCGCCAGTAACTCGGTGCCCGAATACCAGGGTCCAGCGATTCCGGCAGCGCCGACTACTCCTGGTGCTCCAGGTGCTGGTCCTCCGCTGCCTCCACAGAACGGTCCCATCTTCCCGCAGGACGCCGCTCAGCCCATCTCGTTCAATGGCGGGTACTACAACCCGACCACCTCACCGTATGGCTTCGACATGTCGATGCCTGGTGTCAATGAGCAGATGTGGGAGAACAACCAGGACCTCTGGTTTCAGTCTCCTCAGCTCGATTGGGTTGATTCGCAACTGCCCAAGTTCGAAGACCCTTGGGCTGGCGAACAGAAGGTCGCTGGCATGGTCGACACGATCGCCAATCCTGGCGCTGGCCAGCAGTTTTGGAACGGTGTCCAGGGTCAGTTCAACAGCATGGGTGCCGGTCTCGGCTCTGGTTACACGGGACCCAACAACGCTCAGACTGCCTTCGACATGACGAAGGGCATGCTGCCGGGCTCTATGCAGCCGCAGTTTGATGCCTACTACGATCGGATGAAGGACAAGGTGATGTCCGACGTCAACAGCCAGTCTGCGGCTCGCGGTGCGTACGGCAGCAACACGGCGCTCAACAATACCATTGGCGCCGGTCTCGACGTAGAAGCTCAGCGAGCCAAAGCTGCAACCGACTTCATGTTGGCTGACAGTCAGAACCAAGCCAACTGGCAAGGTATACTCGGTAATCAGGGTCGTAGCGCTGACCTGAGCGGGCTCGGCATCTTCGACTCAAAGGTACGCGGGTCGCAGTTCGGTCTCGACAAGGCAAAGATCTTTGGCGACCTGGCGTTCGCGAGCGAGGGCATGGACCTCGATAAGCAGAAGACCCAGGCCGATCTAGCCTTTGGCGTGGACGACCAAGCGCTTGAGCGGCTCGGTGCCGGCATCAGCACTGCGTTCAATTCTCAGCAAGCGCACCGTGGACAGCTCAACGACGCATTCGATGCGTCGAACAACGTTCAGAACAACCGAGAGGACAGGGTCAATAGCCTATACAACAACGTGTCAGGCTTCTCTTCGGACGTTCAGAACTTCTTTGCAGACAACTACGATGCACTGTTGAGCGGCGACCAACAAGCGTTCGAGGCTTCCATCGACGCCAAGCTAGCTCAGTACGCTGATCAGCGCGGATGGAGCGACACTCAGCAAGCCGAGATGAAGCAGGACATCCTAGATGCTGCTGACACTTACTTCTCCATGTTCGGTATGCCTGGAGGAGGTGGCAAGTGATCGACTTCTCCAAGTACGTCAACCCTTTTAGGCAGCCGAAGAGTCACTCTCTCGGCCCGGCCATTAGGGAGATGATCGACCAGAATCTGAGGAAGCGCCAAACCGACAATCAAGAGAGCCAGTACGAAAGCACGCGCTCGGATACCCAGGCAACCAACGCTGCCAACTTTGCGAGAGACACTGCCAACACTGCGTACGACACCTCGAAGGGCAAGTACGACAAGCAGATGAAGGCGATCCTCGACGCCCGCGCTGCCGTTCAGTCTGGGCATGAGGACACGGCGAGAGCTCTCATCCCGAGCATCCTTGCCTTGGGTGGTCAAGCCGAGCAGCGGCCAGATGGCACCTTCTACTTCAAGGAGGGCGACGCTCCGACTCGAGGTGGACCCGACTTCGCTGGAGCTCGCCGCGACATCTACGGCACGGGAGGCCCCAGCGTTTCGGCGCCCTTTCAGGTTCCCGGCTTCGGGGCCAATGGTCGGCGGAACCCCATGGACCCGCCCTCGCTGCCGGGCGCTTCTGCCGCTGCGCTGCCGCCGCCGGGTGCCCCGAGCGCACAGAACCCGGGCCCCACGAACGCGAACCCGCTTGCCGGGAATCCGCCTCCGCCAGCGCCACCCGACGCCGCCGGACCGCCTCCGGGGGCTGCCGTCGACGGCCCGCTCACTCCGCCTCCCGGCGCTGTTTGGCTGCCGCCTACCCCCGCGGAGTCTGCCCCTGAAGCACCCGCTGGACCGCCTCCCGGGGCGCCACCGAGTAGCGCCACCCAAGCCGCACAGAGCGGGCAGCCCGGCTCCGAGCAACCCATTGGGCCGAACCCGTTCAAACCTCCAGGACTCGACGATCCGTACACCATAGACCCGGCAAGAGTACGCGCAGCGAGCAAGGAACGTCTACAGCCATTCTTGGGTGGCGTCGCGAAAGCCGCTGGCACCCGCTACCGACAGCGCATCGAAGAGATCAACAAGCATGTCGCCGAACTCGGCCTTCCTCCGGACGAAGCAATCAAGGTCACCGAGAAGCTCTACGCTGAGATCTTCGGTCTCGCTCGTTCCGAGCTTGCGATGGAGGGCCAATCTGGTCGCCTTGAGCAGCAGCGCACCCATCAGGAGTCTGTCCAAGCCGACAGGGCCAGGGACAGAGGTATCCGCCGGGTCAAGGGTCTCATCAGCACCGATGGCCTGACGAAGACGAAGGACAAGCTCAACGTCTCCGAAGGCATCTACGATCTCATCAAGGCTGCCGGGAGGAACCCTCAGGTTGCTTCTCAGCTCATCGCTCAGCTCTACCGCATGAATCAGTCCGGTGTGATGACTGACAAGGACTACGATCACACGAGCCAAGGCGTGGTCAGCATCCTTGGAGCAGTGAAGAACTTCACGCTCGACAAGCTACTCGCCGAGCGAGGCGGTCTCAACCCCGACACTATCGCCGACATGACAGAGTTCGTGGACATCGCTCTACGTAACCACCGTAAGAATATGGGCAAGGCTCGTGACACTCTCTACCGAGCTTACCAGGGAGCTCAGAACGAGTACGAGAAAGAGGGTATCGGCGACGAGATGAAGGCAATCTTCCCTGAGGAGTATTGGCCAGACGAGTTCAAAGCCAATTGGGATCCAAACAGCGGAACGGTTCCCGAGCACAACCCAGAAGACAAAGAAGCCGTCATGCAACGGATGCAGGAGCAAGAGAACCTCGGCGTTGCTCCGCTTCCACGTACTGATCGAAGGGACCCGACCACCGGTCGTCCCATTGGCTCCAGGGTTCCCATGAGACCCGCTCGCAAGGCATCCAATAAGCCAGTCGAGAAGATGACGAATGCTGAGCTCAGGGAAGAGATGAACAAGATTCTGGAGTAACAGATGCCCGTTACCAAGGAAAACTTCGAGCGAGCGAAGCAGATTCACAATCAGCTTCAGATGAGGCTGAACTCCCTTACCGAGACTAAGGGCATGACGCCGGAGAACCCGGATTACGTCACGGCTGCCGATGACTTCAATTCATTCGATCGTGCTTTGCGCGACTACACCGCGAGTCAGCGACAGGTCGATGACAACGGACGACTGACGGCAGAGCCGGAGACGCACCTTCCGCCAATGGTAGAGGGTGACCCTGAATCAGAGGAGTACGGCTTTTTCTACGAGCCCAACACTCGCGAAGTTCAGAACTTCTTCCGTCGGAACCCGTCAGCCCTCGATCGCCTGGGTCTCCGGGAGTGGGCCACTGGTATCGCTGAGCCCGAGAAGCGCGAGCCCGTTCTGGACCCAATGTCTGGTACTCCCCAAGGATGGAACGTCGTCCCATCCAAGTCGTACCTCGACGTCCTCAAGGAGAGTGACAGCGCCTACAAGCTTGGCGCTGACGAGCTCTACAAGGTCAAGTCCGAAGAAGCGAAGAAGTACAAGACCAACCTCAAGCGCTACAAGGACATTCACTTCCAGCCTGGCCAGAAGATCGATTACCTCTCTGGTGGCGCCGGCTATATGGGTGATCGTGTCGTTGCGCCAGCAATCATGGGCGCCATGGACGCCGCAACACTCGGGCAAGCGACGCCGCTCGGCGATGCGCTGACTGACCTCATTGACTACGAGGCTGGCAAGCGCGGCTATGACATTGGTCCTCAGCCGAAGGGTCAGGATGTCATCGACCGCAATCGCCTCGCTTACGTCGCCGGCAATATGGCGGCTTACGGCCTTCCGCGGAACCCTGCGAACATAATCCAAGGAGGCCTCGCCGAGATTGGTGACTACGCGGCTCGCGGTGTCGGTGGTCGTGCGCTTGGCGCAGCTGTCGCTGGCGGCGTGACCAACACCATCGAGGGAGCGACGTCGGACTTTGCTCGCTCGGCAAACGAAGGAGAACCTATCGAGATGGGACTGGCGATAGCTGGTGCCAACATGCCGATGAACATGCTGGTGGGCGGCGCCACTGGTGGCCTTCTCGACCTTGGTGCCTCCGGTATCCAAGCTGGTCGCCAGATGTATCGCGGCGGTGTCCGCAATGCTCCGCTGCGCACTCTCGAAAAGGCTGGCGGTGGTGCTCACATCGGGATGGGCGTCACTGCCCCGCCCGAGATCATGAAGCACTACGAAACGTCACTCGACAACGAGCTCAATGAGGCCGGGCTTACCGCTGGTGGCCTGGCTGCTCGCGATGTCGCGCCGGATATCGAGCGGTCCATCATCAAGCAAGCGGATGAGAACGAGGCCCGCATCGGTGGCCAGATGGAAGAGTATTACTCTCATCCGGCCTACAACCAGAAAGAGATTAGCGCTCAGCCTGCAGTCGAAGGTCTGATTGATCTGGCTCGCCGAGGATGGTCCAAGGACCCAATCACCGGTGCACCAGTTAACACCGACCCGAAGCGCATCGACCAGATTGGCGGCATCGTTCGCAACTACGCAAAGCCGCTTCCGGCGACCATAGAAGAAGCTGGTCGTGTCGCCGCCGAGCATGGCGGAGTGGTGGTCGATGGCAACCTGGCCAACCAGCTCTATGGGCTCGATGAGGCCACCTCTATTCGCCCCGGCGAGGTTGCGGTTCTCGTTCCCATCAAGATGAACGCAGAGGCGCTCACCATCCTCGAAAACCGCATCGATACCGAACTCGATATGGCGAGGGCTCGACGAGGCGGTAAGCGTGGCAATGACGACCCTGTCTGGAGTCGCTTCAACCAAAAGGTGAAGGCAATGCGGGACGAGTTCCCGCTGTACCAAGATGCGGAAGGCAAGCTCGTTCCGCCTCCTCCTGACAGCGTTCGGCAAGAGCCTTTCCCCATGGACCCTGAAGCGGTGCCTCGGGAAGACCCGATGCGCGTTCTTCCTCCACCGGAGCGCGTTGCTGGCGGAGAGGTGCGCAAACCAGAGGGCTTGATGGGCGTTGGCCCTGGACAGCCGGCGTTGCCGAGTAATCCGTTCGACCCGCGTGCCGCAAAGCCACAGCCGAGCGGTGGCGTCGAGGCGCTTCCAATTAGAGGCATCGGTGGCGGCGACCTTACAGCTCGCCCGGAGGGTCTCTTTGCTGTTGGCCCCGGCGGGCCACCTGTTCCCGGAAACCCGTTCGACCCTCGTCTTCCCACTGCCCGTGAGGCAATTGAGCCGCATCCGGCATTGGACATCCAAGGTGGCGAACGTTCGCGCCCACTGATGCTCGATTATGACCAGCCAGGCATTGGTCCACGCCAAAACCCGGTCCCATTCGACCAGCGTTCTGGCCAGGTTTCCCCGCATCGAACCACCAATGTTCAAGGGGGCTACAACAAGCCACGGGAGATTGAGCGCGCACCCATTACCGAGCGGCCCGGTGCACCTGTTCTACAACCCGAGGCTCAGCTGCTCGCCAAGAATAAGCTCGCCATGAAGGTGGATGAGCCCTTCGCCAGCGTTCCACCAACGCCTCGCCGGCCAGTGCGAGAAGGCCTCGCCAAGGGCGACCTTCCGGCAGCCATCAAGGCATCAACCGGCAAGAGCGGTCTCGCCATGGTCTCCGATGTCGTCAAAGCCTATGGCGGCGACGTCAAGAAAGCCCACAAGGCAATCCTCGATGCCGAGCGTCGCGGGGCAATCGAGCTCCGTCCCGAGGGTGGTCTGAACCGTCTGTCGCCGGAAGAGAAGGCGATGACAATTCCTGGCCCTGACGGAATGGAGCTTTCCAACATTCGCGTCATCGACGAACCACTGCTGAGGAGCGATCCAACCGAGCGAGTGATTCCAAAGAAGCAAGCAGACGTCGAGCCACGCTTCAACGAGTCGCTTGAGCAGTTTGAGGCCCGCGGTGGCAAAGTTGGATTCGAGCTTCCGCCAGAGATCCAGGCGAAGGTGGATGATGGCACGCTGACCAATGAGGCCCAGCAGCATGCCCTGTATGGTCGTGGCCCCAAGCAAGTCGGGGCAACCAAGCAAGAAGCCATCAATCTCGTCAACGGCAAGTACAGCCCAGCAGAGCTCGACGTGAGGGCCAAGGACCTGATGGACCATGGCTTCCGGGTAACGCCCAACAACCTCCATGTGCGAGACCAACTAGGCGGCGCTGACCGCATCGGACGACCGAACGCCAATGGCGACGCCAACAATGAGGCGCTTTCCCGGCTGGTAACTGACGACGTCAGACCGTTGCTCAATCAAGAGATTCAGGGATACGAGCGCGGTGCCCAGAAGGCAGAATCACTCGGACCGCTTGAGAAGATGCTCGATAAGCGGCTCGACCGCCCGTCGGCCCCAGAGCTCCCCGTCTCCGAGATTGAGGAAGCCGCGTTCAAGCAAGCCGATGAGCGTGCCGGTAAAGCCGCAGAATGGGAAGCGACTGAGCCGGAGGCTAAGGCGTACGTCGAGGAGATCTTCTCTCCTGGCCGTGAAGCGCGAGCAGCCGAGATGGATAAGGTCGAGAGCCTTGCCGAGCACACCGAAGCGCTCGAAGAGGCGATGGGTCAGATCCAAGACGTCGACAAGCGACTCGGGCCAATCTCCGACGAAGACAAGCGAACGATGCTTGCTAAGCTCATCAGCAACAAGATCGGCAAGGAGATTACCGTAGAGGATCTCGTCCGTGCCGGGCTCATCGCTACTGGCATGGTTCAGATGGCAACTGATGATGAAGGCGATGGCGAAGGCGCCGGCTTGGCAGCGATGGGTATCTTCGGCTTCGGTGGTCGCCGGGGCCGCCGTGGTAATCCATTCGGAACTCCTGGCGGACCTTCGTCCGTCATGGACGACATCCGTGCCAGCCAGAAGCCGCCAAAGCCCACCCAGCCAGAAGCCACTCTGCCAAACGGCAAGGTGGTTCGTGGCTTCTCGGCTATGCGCAACGAGCAGCATGGAGACCTGAGCCAGCTCGACAAGATTCGACAGAAGCTCGGTATCGGAGACAACCAATCAGTCGAGAACCGCATCCGTACGTTTGGTCAGCAAGAGGGCCAAGGTACCGCTGACGAGAT